AAGAAAACGGATTCATGGGACCATGCATCCTTAACTGGGCGTTAATACAAATGGATTGCTCCAGGGATCCAGTGACAGATAACATGCAAGATACACCATTTGCAGCGGAGATAGGCAGTGAATTTTTTTCAAGTTACGAATCATCAACAAATGAGTCAAGAAACTTTCTGGTTTGCCCTCCTGCGGCTGTAGTGCCAACTGATTTTTGGACAGACTACCTGTTGTCAGGAAGAATTAATCCTCATCACCCCATGGGATTCAAAATCTTAGCCAGAGAATCAACCAGTGTTCAACAAGTGTACCAAAACGGAGCAGGCGGCCCCGGACAAAAAACCTGGGGACGTATACAAAAATATTTCAAAATTCCTCAATACGTATACCTCCACAACAACGAAGAAAAAGAATGGAACCACCCATTATATATGGTACATTGGATTTCTCCAATTTGTCCCAGCTATTTGTCAAATTATCCTGCTGTAGGAACAGCAAAAATGTTTGACACAGTTTGTCGTACAACAGTTTTTTTCAATAACATAGACGATTAAATGGCTTATTTACAAATGTCCAATTGGGGTCGTTACCCTCGCTCAGCTGGCCAACGTAGGGGATACCGATGGGGAAATAGAATGTACAGCAACAAAGCGCGTACAATCCAAACAGCGTGGCGTCGATATTCAAACCGGCGGACAGCAGCAACAAACCGATACCTTATGGTTAAAAAAAGACCTCTTCGTTATATTCGTCGTTAATCATGGGCGCTACGCTTAGTGCGGCTACGCCTCCTCAGCCGAGGGCTGAATAAATTTATAGCGATCATTTGTCATTTTACTTTCGTCTGGGTGTTCGTTGCAAAAAACAATTACATGAACTGGGTGTGGCAATAATTTCGTAGCAGACTGGTACTTGCCAGAAAAAACAACCTGGTCCTTTAGCTTCTCTAAAACGGTATACTGAAGAAACTCCATTCCTCCTCTGGGGATATCAAATAAAAAAACGCGTTTGGTCTCGTCAATACAGAGGCATAAATCATCCCGTTTTCCAATAGATAAAGCCTGAGTCTCATCAGGGAATTTGGACAAACGATAGCGAACAAACCAACTCTTTCCGGTATTACCATCAGGATCAACGCAAAAATAAATACTGCGGTCGTCAGGCGGATCATCTAAAATTCCGTCGAGCTCGTGCTGCCATCCTCGTAAGTCATCTCCGATGCCGAAGACGGGGTGCGGGGATAAATGTTCAACGAGTGACATGATTGCGGATCGATATCGCAAGTAGAGACCGGGGAAAGCCCGCGCAACCTCGCGCTCCGACGGACGACAGGACTGGGATCCGACCCAATCTTTGAACTGGTCAATATCGGAACGCTTCCCTTGGGCATCGGGTAATTGTCCGTACTCATCAAAGTCGCCCTCTTTCTTGCAATAATCGGCTGCGGCCTGGGACTTGGCTTTGGCGACTTCCAAATGTGCGCGGCCGCAGAGGTGGGTGGTGAGAAAGGAGAATCGCTGAGGGGCGGCCAAAACACAGAATCCCTGAAGATGCGGCGTGCCTCCTTCTCCAACTTCTCGACCGACGATTCCGTAGACGACGCGCTCTGAATCGAGGAAGTCGGCGACTGTTTGGTGGTCGTCATCGGTGGGGTTGTTGACGGTAAAAACATAACGACGGGATTTAGTAGTCATCTTGGGGAAGCTCTCTCGCTTACGCTCATTCGCGCGGGGAATATGCAGTCTTGGGACTGGGACAGAAGTGTGCTAGGTAATAGTAGACTAGCACACATCACATATGTTCCAAATGGCGACACCACCAATCAGTACCATTTTTAAACGATTCGTGGGTTCCAACCCCATCGGATTAGCATATACAGGTGTTGAAGCGTTAGAAATTCAAATCGGTCTTGCATCCGAGCATCCGGTACCCGATACGTACACAGGACGCGACATAGAAAATTTACGTAAAAGACTATTCCACGAAATGGGTACAACAAATCCGCCAACAAAACGTATTCGTCACCATGACGGAGACACCAAAGAAGCTCCAGGATCTGCAGTTAACAATTACTTCCAAATTAACGGAGAACAAGTAATGAAAATTTACGCTCAACGCATTAAACTTCCACCATTGCAAGCAGGGCTCGTAACCAGGAACTCACGAAAACATGATATTTTCCTCAAAGGTGTGAAAATTGATTTCCAAGTATTCGGTCTACACGCCTTTGCTGGTACACCATCAACGAGTGTAACGATACCAAGTCCACAAGAAAACGGATTCATGGGACCATGCATCCTTAACTGGGCGTTAATACAAATGGATTGCTCCAGGGATCCAGTGACAGATAACATGCAAGATACACCATTTGCAGCGGAGATAGGCAGTGAATTTTT